GGCAATTGGCATTTGGGAAACCCATACTGTACGTGCGCGGGAGTTCGATACCAGCACGCTCCAAAATCGCCAATGTCGCCGCCTTGGTTATTCCACCGTCGATCAGCGGCGCCTTTACCCTCAATTCCGGATAGTTTGCCTTGAGCCGCTCAAATCGTTCAACATCTGCTTTGTCGGCAGTGTAGCCAAAAACATGGGTGTCAGTTGGGCGCTGGAACTCAAGACGCGGCGCAATCTTCATCTCAGTCGTGCAAGGTGCGCCGTGATGCCCAGCCATGAACTTGCGCTTTTCCCAAACATCCACAACGCTGTCGTATTCGTCGGATTTGATCACCGTGACCGGACGATTGAGCCACCGCACGACATCGGCCTCGAAACGATAGTTGTCTTCATCCTCGTTGTTGGTCTCACAGCGAACAATAATGGCCTCTGGATTAGTCCTAAGTTCCATGCGTGATGCAACCGCACTTGCGGCACCTTGGGAAAACCAGCAAAGCGTTCTCACGTCGCCTCCTGCAATCTAGCGCCGGCTACCGCAGCACGGGCACGAGCGGCCATCTCTGATCGCTTTGCCGGGTCTATGTTGACTACGTTCTGTGATGGCTCTTGAGGGCGTTGGCGCTCTTGCTTGCGTGCCTCATATGCGCGATATTGCTCTGCAAGGTCTTCGAACGATCCGCGATGGAGCCAAGTCGCTGAAAGCGGAACATAATCCCGATCCTTTTCCTTCATCGTCTGGAAAAAGTATTTTGCCCCGTCGATGATGTCCTGAGGGTCGGCTCCCTCCTTGACGATCTTGTTGAACTTATCCCGAGCTAATCCACGCCCGTCTGTATGCCGCGCGTGTTGCCTCCATATTGACCAGAAGCAAATGAACGCATCACTCTCGTCTGTCCGCTTTCCCATTTGTCCGTCCTTGTGTTACCGCGCCCCGAGCGCGTTATGCTCAATCGTAAAAGCTGAGAACGCCTTGCTTGATGTTCCAGCTTTCTTTCCGCCGCTTCATAAGGTCGAGATAATTTTTATAGCCCGTCGATTTCTGCTGAGAAAAACCAAGCCCCTTAAGCCAGTAATCATTCCGCAGAAGTGACTTGCAAACCCGTCGCCACGATGGCGCGCGGCGAGCCGCCTCAAGCTCATATGGCGCCTCGTCTGGCATCCCTTCCGGATATCCGCGTTCTTTGTGCCACTTTTCAAAAAGCAATATCTTGTTCTGGTAGTGGTCGCGCGTCTTCTTTGGCATTGAATTGACAAGAAGATATGCAAAGGTCTTCCAAGTGTGCCCAGGCGGCTTTGTGACCTTGCGATAGCCGTTGATGTTCCCCCACTCTTGAACGTATAGAGCGCCACCATTCGCCCCGTTAACGCGCGCCACGACGCGAGCCCATGTCTCAGGCTCTATCAGGTGAAACAACCAAAGACCGCGCCTCTGGTCGTCTCCGTATGGCTGACAAATGCGCATGTGTCCCATTGGAACGCCGGCCTTGTGCATTAGATCGTAGAGACGATTATACGGCTTGTCTGGGTTTTTGTGGTGATAAATCCAAATGTCTGACGAGCGCCAATCATAGATTGGATAAACGTTATAGCAGTGCTCCGTTACACGCGATGTCCACCTGATTTTTTTCCATGTCTGTTTTTTGCTCTGGACGATAGTCCGAAAGCGGTTCAGGCTTTCATCGGTTCGAATTCCAACAAGACAGGCGCATGATTTGCCTTGAGAATACCACTCTCCGAACTCGGGAACAAACTCTTCAAACTCCATTCCATCACGAAAGAACGGAAACGCGGTAGGGTCGCTTATGCATCCCTCTGGTAGCTCTCTAATCCAAGCTTCCTTCGCGTTTGCGTCCCAACATTTCCAAAACGGCTCATAAACAGATACGGCATTCCGAAGATGGATCGGAAGACATACCCAATATGGCTCGATCACGTCAGCGTACATATCAAGGCACTTGCGAGCATGATCGATCGTAAGCTTGTATTGCCCTTCAAGATCGACCAGAAGCACGCCAAACTTGACCCCCATTTTCCGCGCCTTGTCGGCGGCAAGGTGCAACATGATGGTGCTATCCTTGCCGGCTGAGAATGATAAATAGACCCGCTCAAAAGTTTCGAACGTGTAGTGAATGCGGTCCATAGCCGCTTGCAGCACATTAATGCCAATTGGCTCTTTAAGCATATCCCATAGCCTTAAAAAGCGGCAGAACCTCGGATTCTAGCCTTTGCCTCTCCCATTCCCAAAGGACGGTTTCCGCCGCCCTGTCGGCATCGTCTTGTTGCTGCTTGTCCAGCGTATGCCAAGCGCATCGCGTGTTTTCTTCCGGAGAACCTACGCCAAGACAACAGCCAGCGTGCCCTAGCCAAGCCAGTTTGTTGACGCCATCAGCCGTTAGATTGTACTCGCATGACTTAGGCCACTTGGTCAGCGCACTAAGCATTGCCTCCCGGAAAGAGTCCGTATCTTTCATCAACTCCGAGGCATTGCGTACGTTCGTTTCCCTCTCTTGACCGCGAACGATTTTCCAAAGCCCATCGTGAAACTCTTCAAGGTCGTTGAAATGGTAATAGACGCGCTCACCCATCTAAAGCCTCATCATCTTCAAACGCTAGGTTTTCTGCATCCTCTTCCTTGAAGGTTCCAGCCTCCCAGGCTTCCGAGAAATCGGCATCTGCAAACATTTCGGAAAGTCCTGAAATCTGCGTCAGTCGCAAAACCTCGTCAGGGTCCATGCCAAGCTGCTTTCCGATCTTTTCATCTGACCAGTTCCGGCGCTTGAGTTCGATGACGATATCAGACATTGCGTCAACGCGGTGCTTGCCGCGCGCTCGATTGTGTCGGATGGTGGCGGCTATACGATCAGACCTGTCTTGCTGTTCAGACCTAATCTGAACAACCGGCAAATACCCATGCACTCTCTCTTGGATATCTGAGCATTCTTTTCCTACGCGGTGTCGGTGAAAACCATCAACTACAACGAGCCTTCCGTCTTCGCTATTGGCAACGATTGGCTGCGTATAACCATCAGCTTGAATAGAAACTCGCAATAGCTCCATTTCTGGAGGAGCTACGGAGTTTGGATTGTAATCGTTGCCCGCTATGGTTGTATTTAAAACCCATTTGACAAAATCCACAGGCTCTGTCTTAAACGGGCTAATTTCGTGAAGCGCCTCCCTGACGGCGTTTAGGAATTCCACCTTTTCCGCCTCGGCCATTACAGCCGCAAAACTGACAAGTGTTTCTAGAGCTTCCTTTGCTTTCTCTTCCATTGTTTCCTCTCAAGAGATTGCTTTTGTTAAGATTCTCGCACGAATCCTATTTTCCCACTTACACTAATCTGCGTCAAAAAATGTCAGCATCAAACCTACTTTATCACCTCGACCTCTATCCCTAGAATGGCGCGCATGGCCTTGCGTTTGATTTTAAACCCTTCCGTCTCGACGCCTTTGATGTCTATGACCCTGTTTCGGCCTAGCGTGGCATCATGGAACGAGAAGTCAGAAACGTAAGTTGTAAACAGCATCCCGGTCGGCCCTGTAAGGGCATAGCGGCGCTGTAGCTCGATCTCGTATACCTCGCCGGCCTTCTCCCTCAGTTTCAGTTCGGCGTAGTAGGCGGCTTCCCTCTTACTGGCAAAGCGTATCCCGTCGATCACGGTCGGAACGTTACGGTACTTGTTGGTCTTGCGGGGCTTTGCCGCTTCATCCCTGAACTCTGCCGCTGATATTCTCTCGTTCATGGGAACCTCGGAACCTGTCTATTGTTATTGCCCTTGAGGGGGAGAGTGTGGCTAAGCGGCTTCCTCGAAAAGATCGCCTTGCATCCCAAGGGCTGTTAGGTATGTCGCCAGCACCATTTCCTCTTCCGCCCGTTCGTCGGCGGACTTCTTGCGAAGGGCGATGACCTTGCGGACGATCTTTGGATCAAAGCCGTCATCTGCCAACTCGACATAGACGCGCTTAACGTCTTCGGCTATTTCCTGTTTCTGCGCTTCAAGCCGCTCTATCCGGTCTATAAATGATTTCAGTTGGTCTCTTGCTATTCCAGTGGTCATGTCGGTTCCTTCGTTGATCAGGTGCCGCCGCGTCTCTGGAGGGAGGAGGAAGACGCGGCGGCTATGACGGCTCACAGGGGGAGGAGGAGCCGTCGAGAGGGTTTAATCGTCATCCCCTTCGTCGTACCATTCTGGGTGCATCTCGCGGACCACCTCATCGTACGCCTCGTCTTCTCCTTCACATTCATCAAGCGTATCCCAATCAGCGTCCTCAAACGCCTCAATTATGGGCCTGTAAATTGCCTTACGCATTTCCTTGTCAGAAACGACAGGCTTAACCCCTTCGATGATTTGCGAAAAAAGAGTGCTTCCAGATGACCAACCCATACTCATTCTCCTTGTGTGTTATGTTGCGGGAGGCATTGGAATAGGCATCCAATGCGTAGGCTCGCCATAGATCTTGAATGCTGGTCCGTCATCCTCGCCAACGACAAACCAATTGTTTTCGTCTTCCTCGTCGCTCATTGCGCTTGAGCCGTACCAAAATCCAATTCTGATGCGGTCAAGCTCAAGCGCTTCAGGAAAGTACAACAGAACGTCATGCCCACTGGCGCAACCATCCATTTGTTCTTTGCTTGCCGTCTCGATTGGCTGCCATTCATTCATTGCCAATCTCCACAGCCTCTGCTTGCCATGGGCGCATCGCATAGCAAACGTTACCCTCGTTGATGCGCTCAACAGCCTCCCACTCCTCAATGTGATCGAAAAGCACCTCTCCAAGTGCTATTTGAATGGCTTCTTCTTCGCTGTCAGCAACAACCGTCAAATAGGCTTTCCCGGTGATGGGAAGCGTAACCTCGTATTCCTTACTCATTGTCCATCTCCCTCAAACGCCGCGCGGTCCTGCGAAAAAACAGAACCGTGCTGTTCCGTTGTAACCAAGGCAAATGTGGTAATCCTCATCCTCGCTTACCTTGGCGATATCGTATGGGATGACGGCGGAATAAGCCGCCGACTTGAGTTGAGGATGCGAGCCTGCCGGGAGGTTGACGTGGTATCCGTCCGGCCCCTCTGTGACGTACTTTGCATCAATCGGCGCGCAATCGCCTGTAAGGCTTTCCGCAGCACTTTTACAGCAATACGCTGGATACCAGCTATGGGCGCCGGCTGCGGAAGCTGTCATTGCGACGATAAGCGCTATCGTTAGTCGGTTCATTGCAGTTCCCTCTATCTTAGGTGCCGTGCACCGTGTTTCATGCCTTTACGAGCCCCGCCGGGAGAAGATCAGGAAAGCCGCCGCGTACCTGACCTTCTCCCGATACTCCCCAAGCGCGATGAGGTCCGCCAGCGCTCGGGAAGATTATCTGTCAGATCGTCAACCGTCTTTCTTCTCAAGCGCGTGAACGACCATCCACGCCGCCAGAAAAATGATCGAGACAATGTACCAGCGTAATTCTTCAATGTTTGATGAACCGTCAAAGTGCGCCACCCAACGCATGACGTAGGCCGCTAAAGAGCACAATATGATCCACGTCTTCATAGTCATATCGGCCACTTCCCTTCATCCGCGCCCTTGTCGTCCGTCTCGTCATCGCCAGCGCGGCTTATAAATGCCGCGACAACCAGTCCGCCAAACATAGACCCAACCAGGATCATCAGCGCCAATGCGAGATAGTAGATCATCAAAAGACTCCCTCATCGCATGGATGAAAATCGAAAAGATTGGCGTTGCTCTGCTTTGGAAATATGCGGGCCATGACGGAACTGGATTGATCAAGCCCCCGGCTTTCCATCTGGCCTCGGAAAAGAAAGTGTGCGTTATCGTGCCCGGATTGCCGTATCTTTCGCATCGCTTCCAAGCCGTATCCAAAGGCGCGGCCATGGCGAGCGGCAAAGGCTCTGACATTGGCGTGATTGGTTCCGACGTTCATTGCGCATTGCTTGCTTGTGAGGCCAATTTCGATAGCCGCATCAATCTGAGCGAGTTTGGCTTCGTCTGTAGCTGTGTGCCAGAAGGACATGGTCTATTCCTCTATCTCTTTGAGGAGGGTGTCGATCATGGCGCGGAACACGTTCTTGGCCTCGTCCACGAAAACCTCATCTGGGATTTCTTCGCCAGCCGCTTCCATGCGATCGCTCACGTTATCCCTTGCATACTCAAGGGCGGCGCGGATGGTGGCGGTGGCTTGATGCTCAAACGAATTCAGCCTATGCCGTCTGAGCTTTTCCGCCACCTTCTCGATCATTGGATGGATCATCTACTTGCCCTCTCTGATGGCGGTGGCGATGTCGCGGCCTTCCTCGTATTGAGTGGCGGAATATGCGATCTTCGCGCACCGCCCTCTCTCCTCATTCCGAGCGGACTGGATGGCCCGGGCGGTGAC